TCAAAGTGACCAAACATATACTTGGCTTTACACTTTGCAATCTTTTTCCATTCGTCTCCTACTAACCACGGCACCATACAGACATCTTCAATTTCTGTCATTTCGTCTATAATAGTAATGCCTGGAATATGTTTTCCAAATATTGTAGAACTTACATCACGCTTGTCTTTATAATACAAGTCATGATTGCCTACAAACATATAAAAGTTTTCAAAGGCAGCCCCTAACTTCTCAAGACAACGAATAGTTGCATCCATAGTAGTTAAATTTAAACTATTTCTATTGTGATGCCAATCGCCACAAAAAATACCAGTTTCGCAACCGTTATCTTTTGCTTGTTCGATATACCAATCTACGAATTCTTCGCAGTCTTCGTTGTGTACTTTACTATTACCTTTTAATCCTAGATGGATATCGGTAAAAACTGCCGCTTTTTTAAACAAATGATTTCTCCATAGTTAGTGTAACTATTATACACACCTTTACAGCATAAGTCAAGACTTTTTGGCTTCACTCTCACGCTTCTGTGCGGCTTCCCATTCTCCAGCATGTTGTCTAGTATAACTTGGATTCATGTTGTTCATTTCTAAAATATCATCTCTAATGTTTTGATTACGCTTTTCTAAGTTGATAACACGTACAAAACTATTAGTTACAGCCGCAGTATAATAAGCAAATGGATTGTTTGACTTTGATTCATCAAACTGTAAGCCAATTTGTGCTAACTGTAGAATTGCTTGTCCACGCATTTCATCATTATAAGTATATCCACGTACATTGCCTCTTGTTGCATATCTATCACACAACTTCATCCACATCATAGCAAGTTTGTCTGTTGCTTTAGCATGGCTCTTTGAAAAATGTCCGTTTTCCATACCACCTTCCCAATGACTTTTACCAACTAAAATAAGCTCACCTTCGTCATTAAATTTATAATGCTGGAATGGTGGAAAGTTTAGTTTAACTTTTGTATCTGCAATTGTCTTTGGGTTCTTTTTACGTCCTGGTTCTTCTGGAATATGATCAAATGTCATAATACGGAAAATTATTTCTTCTTTAGTAATAGACTTATAAGGCACTTCGCATTCTGCTTGTTTGACCTTTTGTCCTGCCATTTTACGTGCATCGTAATCAGCAACACTTAAACGCTTTGCTTTGTTTCTTTTTGCTTCAGCAATGGTTCTAATGTTAATTTTGTCAATGCTTGGTAATATTATATCGAATTGATTGTAGTCGGTTTCAATGAAACTGCAAAATTTGCTTTTAGACTTGTGTATTTCCTTCAATATATCCTTGTTATTTAGGTAATTTTGTTTCCTCAAGTGATTTCTCCGTAGTTAATGTATATATTATAATATACTCTGTTAATAAAGTCAACTAAATAATACTATAAGGAGAAACTATATGGCACAACAAGATCCACAAAGTACTTTGGAAAAGATACAGGGCAGTGCAATGGACTTAGGCGAGTCTATTTCAAATATTCCTAGTAACGTAGGACAAAAGGTTACTAATGCAATTGCTGATACAGGGTTTGGTAAAGCTCTAAGATCCATAGGTTTGTTACCTGGAGCCGCTCCGTCTGCTGGTACTGGGTTTGTTGATGCTAGATGGGGTTCTGAAATTGATAAAGACTGGCGTGTGCGTTTGTCTGTACCGCAGAATTACAAATCTAGTAAAATGCTTGTCCCACTACTTGAAACTAACGGATTCATGTTTCCATATACTCCTCAAATTATTCTAGAACATAGTGCGAACTATAATGCACTACACCCTACACATAGTAATTATGCGTTTCCTGCATATCAGAACTCACAAGTGAGTGCAATGACATTAATTGGAGACTTTTTTATTGAAAATGAAAAAGAAGCACAATATTGGGTAGCGGCAACTCACTATCTACGTTCAATAACAAAAATGGCGTATGGTGCAACTAGTAATCAAGGTGCTCCACCTCCTGTTGTAAAACTAAACGGATACGGAGATTATATTTTTAAAGATGTACCAGTAGTAGTACAAATGTTTACAATTGAATTACCAAACGATGTTGATTACATTCAAGTAGGTATAGGCGATAACGGAACATGGGTTCCAACACGTAGTTCAATATCAATTGTTGTACAACCAACATACAGTAGAAAGAGTGTTACAAACTTTAGTCTTGATGCATTTGTTAATGGACAGTATGTTATTGACGGAAAAGGATTCATCTAATGGCACAATATGAATCAACAAGTCCGTACAACAGAACAACAATGGTACAAAATCAATACTTAGATATTTTATCAATCAGACCTATCCCAGCAGAGGCAGATGATTTGTTATATACTGTACAAACACAATATACATATCGTCCTGATCTATTAGCATATGACTTATACGGATCAGAAAAGTTATGGTGGGTGTTTGCACAAAGAAATATGGATATTATAAAAGACCCGGTATACGATTTAGTAGCAGGTGTAAGAATTTATCTTCCAAAAGGCGACAACCTAGCACAGCAATTAGGAGTGTAATGTGGCGAACACAAATCCCAACAATGGATCAGTAATTACTACTGGCGTTAATGCGGTTACAAATACAGTAACAAATACAGTATCAACGGCTAGTAATATTGTTGTTGGTGCCGGCGGCATTGCTAGTGGAGTAGTTTCTGGAGTAGTTGGGGAAGCAGTATCTCCTGTTTTAGACCTTGCACAAAAAGGTGGACAAATTGCTGAACTAGTTAAAAACCCTACACTAAGTGGTGCATTATCTTTGTTAGGTAGAGGATTTCCTCCTTATCGAAATGAGTTAGATCAATTTTCAAGTTACAACTATAATTTTACTTTAGGTTGTTTAACAAATATGGAATTAAATTTTCCTCTAAGTTATAGAACACTTGGCCCATTAATTAAAATAATTAAAAGCGGCGGAACAGGTGGAAACAAAGTTCCTACAATTTATGAAACAGATGGCAAAGTAGAATTTTTTATTGAAGATGTTGAATTAAAAAATCATTGTTCTCCTAATCCAGGTACACGATTATCTAATGCACTTAGTATTAATTTTAAAGTTATTGAACCATACAGCATGGGTCAGTTTTTACACAATCTTAGAACAGCCTCACTTGTAGCAGGACATTCAAATTATATCGAAGCACCATTTTTATTGAGTGTTGCGTTTAAAGGTTATGACGACAATGAAAATGTAAAAGCACCTATGTTTAGTCAACGACATTTTCCAATAAAAATTGTTCATGCACAAATGAGAGTAACTGCAAGTGGTGCAGAATATGATGTTAAAGCAGTTGCATATAATGATATGGCAAGTACTGATACTGTTCAAACATCTGTACAAGATATTACTTTCAAAGGTCCTACAGTAGGTGATGCATTACAAAAAGGTGCAGAAAGTTTAACTGCTAAAATTAACGAACAACTTGCAAGAGGACAACAAGCAAGTCAAGTACCAGCCGCAGATCAATATATAATTAGTTTTCCAAAATCAGGAATTTTAGATTCAATTGGCGGCACTTTTGCATCAAGTATAAATTCTGCTACGTCTAAACTAGGATCTGGATTACAAGCAATATACGAAGGTATTACTGGTGATAAAACAGGAGAGTTTGATTCTGGTGCAGTTGCCGAAGCACAAGCGGAAATACAAGCAAGCACAACTCAATCAGCACTTGGAGCTACTTTAAAAGCCTCTGCTGAAACTAACTGGAATGATATTGGTAATAGTCCTATAGTTGACGACCCTAAAGATGCAGGCGACGGTCCATTCCAAGAAGCGTCATTTATAGAAAACCCCGAAAAACCAGGAGTGTTTACAAGAGGTAAACTAACATACGATACAGAATCTAGAACTTTTTCTTTTCCTGCAGGAACTAAAATACAAGATATGATTGAAGAAATTGTAATACTCAGTCAATATGGTTCTACGTTTGCTGAAGCAACTCCGGATGCATTTGGCCGTGTTCCTTGGGTAAGAATTGAAACACAAGTTTATAATGGAACAAGTTTCTTTAATTCGTTATCGACAGGTGCAGATCCTAAAATTTATGTATATAGAGTAGTGCCTTATGAAGTTGATGTATCAAATATTGCCGCTCCTAGATCTAGTGTACTAGCTACATTTACAAGACAAGCCAAAGCTATAAAAGCATACAACTACATATATACTGGACAAAATACAGATATTATAGATTTTGATCTAAACTTTAATATGGCATTCTTCACAGGAGTACAAGCCAATAGAGGTCAAAGACAACAAGATAGTTTATTTGCAACAATATCACAATGGGCAAGAGGTGATAGGGAAACTGCAACAACAACTGAAAGTGCAGTTGCATTGAGTCCTGCTGGCGCAGACGGTGCGGCACCAATTAGAAATATATCCGGTACAGACCTACCAGCTGCCGGTGGCGGCGCAAAAGAAGGCGCATTAACTAGCCTTGCTAGAAACTTAAACAATATGGTCATACATAGTGACAATGACATGATTGGAGTTGATCTAACAATACACGGTGATCCTTATTTCCTAGCTGATGCAGGAACGGGTAATTTTGTAGGATTAGCTAATCCAGTAAACAATGCAATTACAATTGATGGGTCAATGAATCCAATTGATGGTGAAGTGCATATAGTATTAAACTTTAGAACACCAATTGACTATGATGATGAATCAGGATTTGTAAAGTATCCATTAGGTGGCTTTTTACCAATTGCAATGTTCAGCGGAGTATATCAAGTAATTTTAGTAGAGAATAGATTTAAAGACGGAATGTTTACACAAACATTAAAACTAATGAGAAAACGTAATCAAGATCTAACACTTAGTGCTATTGCAGGAGCATTACTAGATACTAAAGCTGGTAAGGCAATTGGCGCAGGTCTAAGTAAACACTTAATAGAACCAACAGCAGATGGATTAGATAACACAACATGAGTACTGATACTAGAACACAAACACGAGAACAAAACAACCCCGGCATATATGTTGGCATTGTAGTAAGCCATCTTGACACAACAATGATGGGCGGTGTAGAAGTTGAATTAACAAAACGATCTAACAGTGGTAACTTAGTTGACTATGTACAATGTCATTATGCTAGTCCGTTCTTTGGAAGTACACCTGCTAGTGGAATGTCTAATAATGCTTCTTATGCAGATACACAAAAAAGCTATGGCTTTTGGGCAGTTCCTCCGGACATTGGTTCTAGAGTAATTGTTATAATGCCAGAAGGTGATTTTTCAAGAGCATACTGGATTGCATGTGTACCAGATACAGGCACTAACTTTATGACTCCGGGATATTCATCTACAACATTCAACAAAGATGATAGTGGTACAGCATTGCCAGTAGGCGAATATAATAAAATACAAGAAACAGGCGAAGGCGGCGATCCTACTAAATTTTTAAAACCAGTTAATACTGTAGAAAAAGAACGTTTAGAAACCGCAGGCCTTGACAAAGATCATATCAGAGGAACAAATACTTCAAGTGCAAGACGAGAAGCACCTAGTGCTGTTTTTGGATGGAGTACACCTGGGCCATTAGATATGGCAGGACCGACACATAGTTATGGTAAACCAGGTAGACAAGTTAATAGACCGTTTAATAGACTAGGCGGATCAAGTTTTGTAATGGACGATGGCGATCATACTTTAGTTAGAAAGAAACCTGCTAGAGGCGAAGCAGGTGTTGCTGGCAAAATGGAATACGCTAACATAGATGCTAATGAAACAGACGGGGACGATTTATATCCTGCAAGTGATTTAATGAGATTAAAGACTAGAAATGGTCATCAAATCTTAATGCATAATACAGAAGATTTAATTTATATTTCACATGGTAGCGGAAACAGCTGGATTGAAATGTCAGCAAATGGCAAAATTGATATCTATGCTAAAGATAGTATCAGTATGCGTTCAGAGCAAGACATTAATTTTTATGCTGATAGAAACATTAATTTTGAAGCAAAAAAAGATGTTAACATAACTAGTGGAGTAGACACATATATCCACGCAGTTGGCAGTTGGAATATATTAGCAGATGTTGATGGCAAACTTGCCGCAGTAGGTGATACTAATATTAATGCTGGCGGTGACCACAAAGAAACTACTGAAGGAAAAATATTCATGAATAGTTCTAATGGTGCTGATAAAGCTGGAATGGCTAAAGTTCCAGTTCGTGTACCTGCACACGAGCCATGGAGCGATCATGAAAATCTTGATCCAGAGAACTTCCTACCAGAAGAAACAGAAGCAAAGACGTTAACTGAAGAAGAAGAAGGACCTACTAGATTAGGTTTGCTTGACAATGGTAACACTGACGAAGTAGCAGAGTTACCTACAATACCGGATACATTCATAAGACAAACCTAAGGTAAATACGATATGAGCAGTTTAGAAAAAAGTTTATACAAAGAAATTAAAGTTAAATCTAATAAAAATTTAGATCAGATTGCTGACAGCGGACCTACATATAAAGGATTTAGCACAGTTAGTTCTGAATCTAATTCTCATGTATTATACGACATTGCTCTAATCAAACAAGATATTATTAATCACTTTCATATTAGACAAGGCGAAAAATTGTCAGATCCTGAATTTGGCACTATTATATGGGACATCATTTTTGAACCATTAACTGAGGATGTTAAAAATGCAATCATACAAAATGTATCTAGAATTGTAAATTATGATCCTCGAGTACAAGTTAATCAAATAACTGTTGATTCTTATGAAACAGGCATACTTGTTGAATGTGAATTAGCGTACCTTACATATAGTATTGTTGAGAAGTTACAATTCAAATTTGATGAGGCTGCCGGCTTCCTACAATAATATACGCACTTATTAATATCTGCTAAATATTAGTATAAACAAGGAAACGCTAATGTCCTCTACAGATAGACAAAATAGGTTATTACAGACACAAGATTGGAAGAGAGTTTACCAGTCTTTCCGTAATGCTGATTTTCAAAGTTACGACTTTGATAACTTACGAAGAACAATGATACAATATCTAAGGGAGAACTATCCCGAGGATTTCAACGACTATGTTGAATCAAGTGAATATCTAGCGTTAATAGATCTAATAGCCTTCCTTGGGCAAAACATTAGCTTCCGTATTGATCTAAATGCTAGAGAAAATTACTTAGAACTTGCAGAGCGTAGAGAATCAGTTCTCCGTTTAGCACGTTTGCTTTCATATAATCCAAAACGTAATCAAGTTGCAAACGGTCTTTTAAAAATAGACAGTATTAGAACTTCTGAAGAAATTATTGATAGTAACGGCACAAACTTAGAGAATCAAACTATTGTATGGAATGATCCTGCTAATACTAATTGGTACGAACAGTTTATAAAAGTAATGAATACAGCATTACCAGTTAACGGCACATACGGCAGACCAAATAAAAAAGAAAATATATCTGGCATTAGTACAGAACAATATAGATTTAACAGTATAAATGATAATGTTCCTACATATAGCTTTAATAAAGTTATCGATGGTAGAGCAACAAAGTTTGAAGTTGTATCTACAGATTTAACAACTACAATTTTAGAAGAAGCACCGTTTCCAGGTAACAACTTTGCGTTCTTATATAGAGATGATGGCAAAGGTCCATCAAGTAACAATACAGGATTTTTTAGTCACTTCCGTCAAGGCATATTAGACCAAGGAACGTTTTCAATTACTAATCCTTCAAGCAACCAAACAGTTGCAATTGAAACACCTAACATTAACAATACAGATGTATGGTTATATGATCTTGATAGTACAGGTTCAGAACAAGAATTATGGACAAAAGTTGATTCGTTAGAAGGCAACAACATCATTTATAATTCTGTACAAAAGAATAATAGAAAAATTTACAGTGCATTAACTAGAGTTGATGACAGAGTTAGTTTAACATTTAGTGACGGAACATTTGGCGACTTGCCTAAAGGTAATTTTAAAATTTACTTTAGAACAGGACTAAATCAAAGAGTTACAGTTAGACCAAATGACTTTAGAAATATTACAGTTAATATTCCTTACTTGTCTAAAAAGGGCAGAGAAGAAAAAATTACTATTGTTTATAGTTTAAAATATACTGTAGATAATAGTTCAGTTAGTGAATCAACAGAAAGCATTAAATCGAGAGCACCGTCAACATACTATACTCAAAATAGAATGATTACTGGTGAAGATTATCAAGTTGCTCCATTATCAATTAACCAACAAATTATTAAAACAAAAAGCGTTAATAGAACGTCAAGCGGTATTAGTAGATACTTTGACTTAGTTGATGCAACTGGAAAGTACAGTCAAACAACATTATATGGTAACGATGGTGTTGTGTATAAAGAGTATCAAAACAAAATAAAATCATTTACATTTACAACAAGAACAGATGTTGAAGGTGCAGTTGAAAATACTCTTATTCCAATATTACAAGACACAAAAGTAAGAAACTATTATTTTGATAAGTTTCCAAGAATTCTTACTAGAGACCTAAATATTAATTGGCAACAAACAACTAAAGAAACAGAATACACAACAGGCTTTTTTAGTAACATTGATAGTGTTCCGTCAACATTAGGATCTTTTACAAGTTCAATTTTACGATTAGTTACTGAAGGTACACTTATTAAATTTGTATCTCCTGGGTTTGTAGCAAAAACTAATCCAAGCGATCCTGATACTAGTACAGACCACTTTGACAAAAACGGAAAGTTAGTTAGCGGTCCAACATCAATTGTTGGCGACTCTTACTACAAATGGGTTAAAATAATTAGCATTAACGGCACAGGGTTTGAACAACGTGAAGACGGCCAAGGCGCTGTAATATTAAACGAAGTTGTTCCAACAAATGCTGTACTAGCAGAAGTTAAACCTCCACTTGCAAATGATTTATCAACAGGTGTTAAACAACAACTATATGATCAAATTTTTGCATACAAAGTATTTGGTTTACGATTTGATCAAATTGATGCTCAATGGAAACTAGTTACAGAAAACAACCTGTCAATAGGTTCAGAGTTTTCAACTGGTAAAACAGGCGATACTACTAACCAGCAATTAGATGCAAGTTGGTTAATGTTATTTGAAAATAACGGCGAAACATATACAATAACATTTAGATCAATGCGTTATGTTTTTGAAAGTGATAATGAAATAAGATTCTATTACGATTCAAATGATAAAATTTATAATAATAAAACTGGTAAAATTGTAAAAGATACAGTTACAGTGTTGAATATTAATCCTAAAGATACTACAGCAGATCCTACTCCGTTTACACAAGACTTTAAATGGGAAATCGTTGATGCATATAAAGATGCAGAAGGATATGTTGATAGTAAAAAATTAGAAGTAAGTTATTATGATGATGACGAAGATGGTATTGTAGATGATGCTGACTTGTTTGATGAAATTGTATCACCTACTATTAATACAACATCAAAGTATATCATATTTAAAAAGTATATTACTAATGACGGTGTTGAAGACTTTAATTATTTTAATAATTCTTCACAAGCAATAACAGTGTTAAACACTAAATCAGAAATATTACCGTTTAGTAATTATAATGATGGAGATATTTTCTATTATATAGATCAAGATATATTTGAAGTACTAGATTTAACAGCATTAAAATTAATATTGACTACAGATTATAAAGCAAGACTTGGAAGAGACAATATTAAATTTAGATATATTCATGCTTCCGGCAGTGAATCAAGAATTGATCCAAGTGCAAGTAATATTATTGACATGTACTTGCTTACAAGAAACTATGATAATGAATTTAGACTTTGGTTAACACAAGGTGCTGTAACTAAACCACTTCCACAAAGTTCAGATCAGTTGTATATAGACTATGGTCAAGAATTAAACAAAATTAAATCACTCACAGATGAGATCATTTATCATCCAGTTAAATACAAGATACTATTTGGAACAGAGGCACCAGACGATTTGAAAGCTAAATTTAAAATTGTTAAAAATCCAGATAAAGTTATTAACGATAATGACGTAAAGGCAAGAGTTATAAATGCAATTAATGAATTTTTTGCATTAGACAATTGGGACTTTGGAGAAACATTTTACTTCTCAGAATTATCAAATTATGTAATGTCGCAACTAACACCAGATGTATCAGCATTTGTTATTGTTCCTGTGCAAGATGATCAAGCATACGGATCATTGCACGAAATAAAAGCAGAAGCAGATGAAATTTTTATTAGTGGTGCAATAGTTGACAACATTGATATTATCGATGCTATTACAGCATCTAAACTAAAAGCAGAAGGCTCTATTGTGTCTAAATCAGTAACAGCAAATGTAGGTGTACAAAGCACAACGGTTGTAAGCAACGCTACTGATATTACAAGCACAAGAGCAACAACAACTACTTCTACACCAAGTAGCAGTAGTAACAGTAGCTCTAGTAGTTCTAGTAGCTCGGGCAGTTCAAGTAACGGAGGATACAGTTACTAATGGCACAAGATAAAGATCAAAACGAATTTCCATTGCCAGCAGGTGATAATAACAAACGTACTAGTTCATATCATCTTCCAAAGTATTTTAGAACTGATAAAAACCAAAAGTTTCTACAATCAACACTAGACCAATTAATACAACCAGGTGTTGCAGAAAAAATAAATGGATTTGTTGGTAGAAAAACTGCTAAAGCATTTGTAAAAGACGACAACTATGTAGATGACGTTACTGCTGAAAGAAGAGATTACCAGTTAGAGCCAGTAAGCATTATCAAAGACAACTTAGATAATGTAGAATTTTATGCTGACTATCGTGACTACATGAATCAAATTGCAAACTTTGGTGGTGTGTCAACTGATCATAGTAAAAATAACAAACAAGAATTCTATACTTGGCAACCGCATATTGATTGGGATAAATTTACAAACTTTCGTGAGTACTATTGGTTACCAAACGGTCCGCAAACAGTTGTAATACCAGGTGAAGACAAAGAAGTTACTAGTACCTATACAGTAAACTTAGCAGAAGCTTTGGGTGATTATTCATATATGTTTACACCAGACGGGCTTACTAACAATCCTGTGCTAAAATTATATAGAGGTGTAAAATATGTATTTGAGGTTAACACTCCGGGGTTACCACTTACATTTAAAACTGCAAGAACATTAGAAGAAGAATTTTTAATTACTGAAGGTGTTAGTGCGCAAAGTGTTGAGCAAGGCATAATTGAACTAGTATTAGGTCCTGATGCTCCAGCAGAAATATTTTACGTAGCTGAAAACGATATTAATGTCGGCGGCGTCATAAAGGTTGCAAATGCTTCAGAAGCAACAACAATTGATGTAGACGCAGAACTTATTGGTAAAAAATCATATACTTCAAGAGATGGATGGACTCTTACTAATGGATTAAAGGTAAGATTTGAAGGAGAAGTACAACCAGCAAAGTATCAAAATAGTGAATGGTATGTTGAAGGAGTTGGCGACAGAATACAACTTGTATCAGATATTGATGTTGAAGTTAGTTTTCCAGTAGGTATTGACTTAGTTGTACCATTTGATGGCGAAGAAGGTTTTGATAGATTGCCTTTTGGTACAGCAACAGGATATCCACGTGATAAAGATTATATTACAATTAATCGTGCAAGTCCAGATGGTAACTTTTGGTCAAGATACAATAGATGGTATCATAAAGAAGTTATTGATTTATCAGCAAGCATTAATGAATCATCTACACAAATTGATGAAACACAACGTGCTAATAGACCAATTATAGAATTTAATTCAGGATTAAAACTTTATAACTTTGGTACAAAGTCTAAGCAAGTTATTGATGTTATTGACGACTATACAACAGATGCATTTAGTACTATTGAAGGAAGTTTAGGATACAATATTGATTCGCAACAACTTTCAGAAGGTATGAGAGTTATGTTCTTAGCAGACACTGATCCTTTAGTGAATGGTAAGATCTTTGAAGTAAAATTTATTAAATTTAAAGGCTCGGGTACACAAGGTCAAATATCATTAGTTGTAACTGACGATAGTGAACCACAACCAAACGAAAATGTTTTAATTACAAAAGGTACTGAGTATGCAGGTGCATTATTTTATTATGATGGCACACAGTGGAACAGAGCACAAGAAAAAACATCAGTAAACCAAGCTCCGTTATTTGATTTGTTTGATGTTAACGGATATAGTTTTTCAGACTTAGTACAATATCCAGCAACTACTTTTAGAGGTACAAGAATCTTTGGATACAAAGAGGGCACCGGAACAGCAGATAGTGTATTAGGATTTCCGTTAACGTACAGAAGTATTAATAACGTTGGAGACATAGTTTTTAACTTTGATTATAATAGTGACAACTTTGAATATCAAATTAACGACGAAACATACGGATTACAATCCAGTACAGGGTATATTAGAAAGTTTAATTCAAATAATCAATACACAACTGTAGGTAGATACGAAAAAGCCGATAGTTTATCAAAGCAAGAAGTGTTGCTACAATACATTAATGACGGAACAAGATTAACTTACCCAATTAATTGTTATGATCAGTCAGCACTTATTACAGATTTAAAAACAACAGTGTTTGTTAATGATAAAATCCAAATTGAAGATACAGACTACACATTAGTTGATACAGCTGATAAAATTAAATCAGTTAGTTTTATAACTACGTTAACAGCAGATGCTAATATAATAATTAAAACATGTACTAACACTCCTAAAAATGAAAATGGGCATTATGAAATTGCTCATAACTTAGAGCGCAATCCGTTAAACGAAAATGTAAGCGGATTTACATTAGGTGAAGTTACAGAACACGTATCAACTATTACTGAAAACATTCCAGGGTATACAGGTATATTCCCAGGACCAGGCAATTTGAGAGACATTGCTAATCAAAGTCAATATGGTCGTAAGTTTATTAAAAACAGTTCACCATTAAACTTATCAATGTTTAGTTTGCTTGATAGAGAAAGTAATGTAATTAATGCAATGCGTTACTCTAGAAAAGAGTATAGTAAATTTAAAAGATTATTTTTAGAAACAGCAGAAACATTAGGTTATGAAGGTCCAGTAAAACAACACGTTGATATTATTATCAAAGAAATTAATAAAGATAAAACTAACACTATGCCGTTTTACTTTAGTGATATGATTGCACATGGACCAAGTGTTACTACAAGAATAACTGTTGAAGATGTTGACTCAACATTTTTTGCACTTAATACAGCATTTACTTTAGAAAAATTAAACACTCGTGCGGTGTCAGTTTACTTGAACGAAGTACAGTTAGTACATAATAAAGATTATACTTTTAACAGTGAAGGTTATTTAAACATCACTGCATCTAAACAGTTTAATGATATTATTGAAATTAATGAATATGAAACAACCAATGGTACTTATATTCCAGCTACTCCAACTAAACTAGGATTATATCCGCTATACGAACCTACATTATATGTAGACGATACTTATTCAACATCTCCAACAATGATACAAGGGCATGACGGAAGTATTATTAAAGCATATGACGATTTTAGAGATAACTTAATTATAGAATTAGAACGCAGAATATTTAATAATGTTAAAATTAAATATGATCCTACAGTATTAGATATTAATTCTTACGTTACTGGTAATTTTAGAGATAACGGATTTACTAGAGAACAAATTTATTCACCAATGATTACTGACTTTGTACAGTGGTTAACATTAGTAGATGAAGATTATACTACACACAAATATTTTAATAGATTAGATTCATTTAGTTTTAACTATAAAAATATGCGTGGACCTAATAATACAAGTTTACCAGGATGGTGGAGAGGTGCTTACAATTATATGTATGATACTGATCGTCCACATACACATCCTTGGGAAATGCTAGGGTTTTCTATAAAACCTACATGGTGGGAAACACAGTACGGTCCTGTTCCATATACTTCTGAAAATAAAATACTATGGGAAGATATTGAAAAAGGTATTATTAGAGAAACTGGCAAGACTTTTATTATTAACAAAAAATATCAAAGACCCGGTCTATCAAAATACTTACCAGTAGATATCGATGGTAACTTACTAAGTCCATCAAATGCAAACTTACCAATCAATTATGATAGTACTGGTATTGACAGTGCATTTGTATTTGGCGACGGAGCACCAGTTGAGAGTGCTTGGAGAAGAAGTTCAGATTATCCCTTTGCAATATTTACAAGTTGGATGACTAATAATCCTTCTTTATTTTTAGCATCAGGATTTGATAGATCAAGACAAGTTAGAAATATTTTAGGGCAATTAGTTTATAGCGAAACAGGTGACCATCTAACATTAGATAGCATAGTGTTTCCTAATACTCCAGACGATAGTCAACAAATACTTACAAGTGGTGTAGTAAACTATGTGTCAGATTACATGGCTAGCAACATTACTGCTTCATTTAAACAATATGGAAAAAGAATTCAAAGTATAAAAAATATGCTTGGATTTAAATTAGGTGGATTTACTGATAAATCCAAATTTAAATTAATACTTGATAGTAGAACTCCTTTAAACAAAGGCAATGTGTTTATACCAGAAGAAAACTATAATATTGTATTAAACACCAGTAGTGCAATTAAACTAGTAAACTATAGTGGTGTTATTATAGAAAAACAACCTAGCGGATTTGTAGTTAGAGGATATAGTTCAGAATCGCCAGCATTTAGATATCATAAAGTTCAACCTACAACTAAAGACGTATATGTTAATGTAGGCGGAGTTAGTGAACCATACACAGAATGGCAAGCCCAACAAACTTATATTGAAGGTAAAAACGTACAATACCAAAGTGTATTCTATAAGGTTCTTAAAACACATACATCAGCGGCAAACTTTGAAATAATTAACTTTGCTAAGATTCCACAGATACCAATTTCAGGTGGTTCGGATGCATATTTTAGAGATAACTTTGATAAAAGAAATGTAGAGCTACTGCCATATGGCACAGAATTAAAAACAATACAAGACGTGGTAGACTTTTTACTAGGATATCAAAGTTTTCTAAAGTCAGAAGGTTTTAACTTTGAATTTTATGATGGTGATAATGCTGTTATATCAGACTGGAAAAATAGTTGCCGTGAATTTATGTTTTGGAGTACACAAAACTGGGCTGCCGGAGCAATTATATCTCTAAGTCCTGTTGCTGATGAAATTAACTTTAGTACAGAATATAGTGTTGTTGATAATATTTTTGATAACTTCTTTGGTTATAGTTTATTAAAAGCAGATGGTACTAAACTAGATGATAATTTTACAAGAATTAGCAGATCAAATCCCAACAACTTACAAGTACAACCTAAAAACACATCTGATGGCGTATATGCAATTAGACTTCCAATTGTACAAAAAGAACACATTGTATTAATAGATAACCTAAGTGTGTTTGGTGACGTAATTTATCAACCAAGTACTGGTTACAGACAAGAACGAATTAAAGTATTAGGATATAAAACTTCAGATTGGGACGGAAGTTTAAATATTCCAGGATTTATTTATAACGAAGCAAAAGTTAAAGAATGGTCACAATGGAATGATTATGACATTGGTGCATTAATAAAGTATAAAGAATTTTATTATACATCAAATGCTCAAATTTCAGGTGCTGAAACATTTGACGATAGTAACTGGACTAGACTTTCAAGCAAGCCAGAGTCTTCGATGACTACTAACTTTGAATACAAGACTAATCAGTTTGCAGACTTTTATAGCTTAGATACAGATAACTTTGATGTTGATCAGCAACAGTTGGCACAACACTTGATTGGATATCAAAAGCGACAGTACCTTGAAAATATTATTAATGATGATGTAAGTCAGTATAAATTCTATCAAGGCATGATACAAGACAAGGGAACACTTAACAGTTTAAACAAGTTGTTTGATGTACTAAGCAGTGCAGATAAAGAAAGTTTAGACTTCTATGAAGAGTGGGCTATTAAACAAGGCCAGTATGGAGCAAGTGAAGGGTTTGATGAACTTGAACTTGAATTAGATGAAATAAACTATAGAGCTGAACCACAGCCAATATATTTGTCTAACGATGATACTGCTAGTACTGATTTAGTTTATAGAATTAAAGACTTTGAAGTCTTTAAAAAGCCAGACAATTATACACCAAGTGTACTGCCAACAGTTAACACAGTACCAAACTTTACTAAGTCTCCGGGCTTTGTACATTTAGATGATGTATCATTAGCACTAGGAACATACGATTCATTATTAGAACAATCATTTGTTTCTATTCCAAACAATTCATATGTATGGATAAGCACACAAAAGCAATCTTGGAATGTATTACAACATAAGCCAACACAATGGAAAGCACTATCTGTTAAAGGTAACGCTACTGCAATTTCGACAGGTACAGCAGACGCTAATGAATCAACAGTAACACTAACTAATTTTCCAAATGATATTAAAGCTGGAGATATTATTGGATTATATGATTTAATAGTTACAGATAAATCTACAGACGATAGTACATTCCCAATAGCAGTACAAACTACAGAACCAGTTGAAGGTTTTTACAAAGTACTTCGAGTTACACTGAATCAACTTGTAATTGAAACTAAAGAAGTTATTGAGGATATAATTTCATGTAACGGAACTATTACTAAATTTACTCCAGTCAGAGTTGCAGACTTTAAAGAAGCAAACAAATTATCACAAAAAGGTGTTGATAAAGGAACACGTATTTGGATAGACGAAGACGAAAATGGAAATTGGAGAGTATTAGAAAATACACAACCGTTTAATTTGCTACAAAAAATACCAGCAGAAGATACAGGTGTTAATAATAACTTTGGACAATCACTAGCAGTAGACGGAAGAAACGTTACTATGGCGTTAGCATCTCCAACTGCTGATGGCAACGGAAAAATATTTACATATACTAGAGGCGGACAAAACCAAAACTTCCAATTTACACAACTTATTGAACCAGCAGACAATATATCATCAGGTGGAATATCTTTTGGTGAAGGCGTTGCAATAAGTGCAGACGGCAAGTATATAGTTGCTGGTGCTCCAGATGCAGGACAAGTAAAAAGTAAATTTAAAGGACAGTATAGTAAAACATCAGATTACGAAAATACTGACATTGTAAAATACGGCGATAGTCTATGGGAAGCAGTTGTTGATATTGACGGAGCAAAGGATGAACAACCTTTTGGTAGCTTTGGATCAATAGTTGAAGTACTTCAAGACAACAACATTACTAGTGGAGAAATACTGTTTAACAGTTTGTTAGCAGGTAACTATCCGTTTACTGATGTTACAGACGACACAACAGGACACATACTTGTTAGAGCTCCTAAAGATGCGTATGTTGCTACAGGCGCAGGCGACACAGTATTCATGGATTGGTACTTAACTACAAGTGCTAACCAAGATTCACCGAACACACCAAGACAACCGTTTGACGGTACATTTGCAACTATCACTGAAGAGTTCTTAGAAAGAGGACTTCCTATAGTTAAAAAGGTTGATGCAGTATTATACATTGATAGTGTTAGTACTGTTCCAGGAGATACACTTCAAGTTGATACAGTAGGTGCAAGTGGTTATGTTAATTATACATATTCAGAAAGCGGCAGAGCTACAGTATATGTAACAGGCTCAGTAGGTACTTGGCCAGTGTCAGGTTCGTTGTTCTTAGAGACAGGAGAGTTTGTTGGTGAGTTCCAAAGAGTTGCTCCAGTAGAAGAAACAGTTGATACTAGTGATGTGTTAGGTGGATACTGGTGGTTTGATACAGATGAACAGTATACCGTAGATCCAACTAACAGTGACGAAGGTAGAGCATTAGCAATATATAATGTTATTCCATTAGGTAAAGCAGATGCAGGCGGCGCTGGCGGAAACGTTATTGATAATAAAAATGAAGATCAGTTTGCCGGCGAAACAGGACAACACTCTTATATAAGAACATTATCGTATCAAGGTACACCAGGTGCATACGGAGTACTTGATCCTATTGAAAGCGATCTGTTTGTTATGCGAGCACCTAAGACACTAACAGATAATATAGAAATAGGCGACACCATTGGTGTTGAAGTTTATAGACTACCTGCTTATGCAGACAATGCAGTTGTTGATATTTCAACAATTGGGTTAAATCATATACAAACAAACAAAGACCATGAACTTGTAGGTTTATGGGATGGCTATGTTGACTTTGAATTAGAAGAAGGTGATAACTTTAATAGATTTGAACCTAAAGTTGGTCAGTTTGTTAGAGATAGAGTTACAGGTGCAACAGCTAAAGTAGAATTTTATCAAAGAAATAGTACATCGGGTACTATCTTTGTAAGCAATGTAATTGGTACATGGCAACTTGGTAGTAAGTATGGTGAAGCTTCTGATATTGAAATGTTAGGTAATCCTAACGATCCAGACCTAACGTATCAAGTTACAAGAACATTAGGTGATATCAAAGCAACTTCACTAGGTAACGACACATATAACATTGGTAAACTTTGTGTATTCCGACTAGGCGGAGTTGTTTCACCAGTACCGGCTACTGTTTCAAGAGGGGACTTTGATTTCCACGCTGCCTCAGACATTATAGATGCAGAATACCTTATATATAAAGACACACAAATATTAGGTTTACCTACTAATCCAAATATTCCAGATCAAATTAACTTTGATTGGACAGAAGTATATAAGATACCTGCAGATGCTGATGGTGTTGCTAATGAATATGACAACTTTGGATTCTTTACAGTTTATGAAAGAGAAAGTATATCTACATTTACTTCTGTAGGTACATTTATATTCCCTGAAACATTAACAGGATTAGGAATTGGTAGTAAAATTAAAATGACAAAACGCAATAACTTGTATAAAGCATTTATTGGTTGTCGAGGAAACGGAACTACAGCAAATCCTGGTAAGATATTCTTTGTAAACAAAGGTACTGATGAAGAAGGTATAGAATATAACTGGGAGCTTGCAAAAGACAAAAGATTTAAAGGTGAATTTGCTCCTGAAAGAAATTACTATGTAAATGACATTGTATTCTTAGACGGCGAGTTTTATACAGCAAAAACAAATATACAAGGTAATACAACAGACCCAGATGATGTAGATGCACAGTTTAACATACTAGACTGGAATTTGTCAACTAATGACAATATTAGAAGTGTAGACTTCTTAGGTTATGTACCTAATGACACACAATATGTTCCAGGCAACGATAGTGCATTACAAATTTCTTCAACAGACTTAATTGAGTTTGGTCAAGAGTTTGATGTAACAGATAATGGCGAAGTGTTAGCAGTAGTTGCAAAATATGCTAATGAGCCAAGTAGGGTAATTGTTTATAGAAATCAAAACGACAATTATCAGAAAGCACAAGAAATTATTGATCCTCGTTATGGAGATGTTGAATACAAAGGTAACTGGGTAATTAACACACCATATGCAGTAAATGATATTGTACTTTGGGGCGAGTCAGCTGAAGATGTTTATAATCCTAGTAATACTGAAGTACTAAGAGAATACATATGTGTTACTGCACATACAAGCGGAACTGAAGTTGGTCCTGACATTAACAAATGGGTTGAGTTTGATAGAACAGAATTTGCAAAAACAGTTAGTATTAGTCAAGACGGTAAGCTAATTGCAATTGGTGCTCCTAATGGAGATACTGATATTGCTGAGTCTGGTAAAATTTATGTTTACAAGCAGACTAACGGTACTTTTGCATTGTCACAAACACTTGTAAGTACAAGTCCTGTTAGAGGTGAATACTTTGGCGGAGAATTAGACTTTGATGGAAGTACATTATTTGCAAGTGCATTTAATGCATCTAGTGATGATGTTACAAACTTTGATACATTTAAAAATAGACTGTATCCAGGAGATACAACTCCGGGCAAACAGTATCTATTAGATACTGACAGTGAAGTTATAACTCCAACAACATTTGATAATAAGTTTACAACATTTAAAAATGAAATAGCAAACAATGGTGTTGTATATGTTTACGAAAAAGTTAACGACACACTAGTATTTGGTCAAACATTAGATTATAATGTTCCAGATGTACAATTCTTTGGAAGAAATATTACTGCTCAAAACAATCACATTTATATGTCATTACCTAGATTTAATAATGCAGATGGTAAGCAAGGACTTGTATTAGACTTTAACAAAGACATATCCACAAAAGTTTGGAAAGAACATAGAACTCCTGCATTGCCAGTTGATGTTTCTAAAATCAAACGTGTTATGTTATACGATAAAGAAAAAAATGTTATTGTAACTAACTTAGATTACATTGCTGTATCGCAAGGTAAAATTGCTGGTACTGCTGATGAAGAAATACGTTACAAAACATTCTTTGATCCGTCAACTTATAATATTGGTACTAGTACAGATGTAAGAATAAATGAATTAACAAACTGGGGTGAAAATCAAGTTGGTCAAGTTTGGTGGGACTTAACTGATGCTAAGTTCTATGATACTACTCAAGGAAGTTTAATTTATAAAACAAATAACAACAATAAAGTTGCTCCTGGTGGATCAATAGATATTTACGAATGGGTTGAAAGTGTAGTACCTCCTGAACAATGGGATAAGGTATCTAAACTTGCAGAAGGTGAAAGAAGCGGTATAACTGGTACAAGTAAATACGGCAATAGTGCATATGTTGAAAAACGTATATACGATAAGATTTCACAAAAATTTAATAAGCTGTATTATTTCTGGGTCAAAGATAAAACTAATATACCAAATATAGAAAATAGATCAATGAGCGTACAAACAGTTGCTTCGTTGATTGAAGATCCTAATAGCTCAGGATACAAATTTATATCATTCTATGACAATGGTGAAATGTCATTACATAACTGTAAGAATTTAATGAACAATAAAGACATTGTTTTAAACATACAGTATTGGACATATAGTGAGCCAGGTAGTAATATACATAATCAATACCAAATTCTAACAGAAGGGTTAGGTACAAGTGTACCTTACGCAGAAATTGAAAATAAATGGATTGATAGTTTAGTTGGATACGACAAACAATCGAGACCTGTTCCAGATACAAAACTTTCTCCTAGAGAACGTTATGGTATTTTGAATAAACCAAGACAGGGTTGGTTCATTAATAAAACAGAAGCATTAAAACAACTTGTTGAAAGAGTTAATAACGTTTTCAGAGATAATCTTATTGAAGAAGAAAAGAATTTAACTAGATTGCAAGATACAGATCCTGCTCCAAGTCAAACATTAGGTGAGTATGATGTTACAGTTGATACTGATATAGACTTACAATTTATTGGTGTTGCAAGAGCAACTACAGCTAGTATTACTCCAGTTGTTGAAAACGGCAAAATTGTTAGATTGTTAATTGATTCTCCAGGACGTGGATATAGAGTTGCACCTTCCTATACTATAGAAGGTACAGGCGCAGGCGCAGAGTTTAAATTTACATTAGACAGCTTAGGTAAGATTGAAACTGCAACAGTAGTACAACAAGGTAACAACTATAACGAAAACACAAGCATAACAGTGCGTCCGTTTGCGGCATTAGTAACGGCTGACAGTGCTATTAATGGTAAGTGGGCATTGTTCAATAGAAATGCTACTACTGGTACCTGGATTAGAGTTAACAGTCAAGCATATGATGTAACAAAGTTTTGGAATTATACAGATTGGTATGCAACAGGATATAACTCCTTTACAGAAATTGATCATGTAATCACACAAAGTTACGAATTAGAAAGTTTACAATCTAAGTTTGGTGAAATTATAAAAATTCTAAACATTGGTGGCTCAGGTTGGCTACTGTTAGAAAAAATTAATGATTTAGATACTACTGACTATACTGTAAATTATAAAACTATTGGTAAGCAAAACGGTACTATTCAATTAGAACAAAACTTGTATAACTTAGAAAACAGTAGAGTAGGTTTTGATACACAAACATTTGATACACAATTCTTTGATAGTCAACCAGTTGAAGAAATAAGAATTATAATGCAAGCATTGAAGTTAGACATTTTAACAGATGACCTTCAAGATGAATATAACAAACTATTCTTTGCAGGATTACGTTATGTATTTGCAGAACAAGGATATGTTGACTGGGCATTTAAAACAAGTTTTGTAAAAGCAACACATAATGTTGGTGAATTAACACAGCGTGTTACATTTAAAAATGATAGTCTTGAAAGTTACGAAGATTATATACAAGAAGTTAAACCTTACTCAACAACAATTAGAGAGTACTTGTCAACATATGACAATGTAGAGCGTAGTTCAAGTGTTATATCAGACTTTGATAGTCCACCAAGATATGATACTACTTCTCAAACAATTGAAACTAACAATGTACGTTTAATTAATAATGTACTTACAGGTAACAACGGCGATCGCTTTGCTGACTATCCAGAAAGATATTGGTTAGAAAATGCTTCATACGAAATTATAGATATTGAAATTAGTGATGCAGGCTCAGGATATGTAGCGGCACCAAAAATTGAGATTGAAGGCACAGCAAAAGCAGAAGTAAGTATTGGACCAGGCGGAAAAATTACTAGTGTTAAAGTATTAAATGCTGGAAGCAATTATTTAACAAGTCCTGTAATTACTATTAACGGTGCAAAAACTGATGAAGGCACAGATGCAAGACTAAGTGCTGTACTAGGCAAAAGTAAAGTGCGAACAATGCACACTAAAATTAAATTTGATAGAGTGTCAGGTACGTTCTTTATTACACAATTAAATGAATTAGAAACATTTGATGCTACAGGATCTAGAACTGAGTTTACTTTAAAATGGCCAATGGACATGAGAACTAATACAGTTGAAGTTACTGTAAGTGGTGAGCTAGTTCTAAACAGTGATTATGATTATGTAAACACATATGATTCAGATGCTAAATTAACTTACGGAAAAATTAACTTTGTTAATCCTCCGGCTAATGGACTTGAAGTTCAAGTCACATATAAGAAAGCAGTAGACTTATTAGATGCTCAAGATAGAGTTAACTTATTCTATAATCCAACTAGCGGACAAATTGGTAACGATATTAGTCAGTTGATGATTGGAGTTGACTATGGTGGCGTAGAAGTGAAGAGCTTTGAGTTTGGATCTCCTCCAGGTTGGGATACAGGCGACTGGTATAACGGTGCTTGGGATATATATGATGATCTATTTGAAGAAGAATTATTCCAAACAGACGGATCAACATTAGTGTTTACTCTTTCTAAACCATTAGAGAATGGTGTCAAGTATAATGTTTATATTAATGGTATAAGAGTTGACGATGAAGAGTATGACGGTACTTCAAGTGTTAATAATAAAAATGCATTTATGGAAACATTGTTAGGTGACGGAATTGTTGATACACTTACAATTGAAAATGAAAACGGTTATAGAAACTTCTTAGCAACACAAACAGATGGACAAGATAATCCACCAGCACAAATAATAAAAATTATTAAATCTACATCAGATGGTGCAAGACTAATTGATTCAGAAAGTTATGATACTGACATTAGTGGCGGCGACCTTGCATACACAACTGCAAAAGGTATTAAAGCAGAAGAAATTAATATTGACGGTGACGGATTTGTTACAGAAACTACAAGCTCAGGACCTGAAGAAACAATTCCAGGGCAAGTATTAGATACATTAGATATTACTGTATTTGAACGTCCGGTTGGTGGAAGTAGTTTAATACAAACTACTACACATAAAGGTGACGGAGTAACAACTACATTTAATCTTAGACAGCGTCCGTATAGTTTTGAAAGTGTAATAATTAAAATTAATGGAGTTATACCTAATACCGACATATACAAAATAGATTACACAACTAGCGATGTTATATTCTATGTAGCACCAGACTTAGGTGATAAAATTGATATGATTAGTATGGGTGTTAGTGGTAGTAACATTCTTGATTATGACGAATTTACTACAGACGGTAGTACACAAGAATTTTTAACAAACATTACTTACTCAGAGAATGTACATGCTTATGTAACAGTCAACGGAGAAGAATTACCGTTCCAGTTACTAGAGTCAGATGCAAGTTATGCAGTAACTAACAGATGTGTTATAAGATTTGTACAAGCACCAATTGCAGATAAGCTAATACAGTTTGCTATATTTGATAATTCAGTTGAATCCTTTAGTAAGGTATCAGTAGAAGAAATTATAGCAGATGGTAGTAGTGTTGCATACCAATTAAACAAAGTTCCTTTACAACAAGAGCCTGTTGCTTATCATACTATTGTAATGGTAGATAATAAAGTATTAAATGCAGGATATAGTGAACAGTTTACAGTTGCAGAAAGCCAGCAAGAATTTAAATTAAAAGTTTGGCAAGTTCCAATTGCATCAGTTTCAGGTAATGAAATTGAAGTATACTTGAATGGTAGAAAGCTACAGTTCTTACAAGAATGGACTTACGAAGGTGCAGGATCATTTAACCCTGCAATTAATCCAGATCAACAGCCTGGCAGTACAGTTATACTAAACAGAGGTGTTGCAGTTGCAGGAGATGAATTAAAAGTACATATCATCACAAGTGGTGAATACCAATTTGGTTATTATGATAGTAGTAACGAATGGGTTGACACTGCCGGAGGAGATAGTACGCCAGCAGTTGTATACTTTGATGAAGCTCCAACAGAAGATTCAAAGATTAGAGTTTATCAATTTACTAATCATGACAGTCAAGGCATTGACAGAGAAAACTATGACATTGTTCAGCGTACTGAGATGACAGTTGGCTCTGAAGGATATAATGAATATAGATTACTTACTAACGGATTGTTAAATATTAGATCACAAGCAGTTAGTACAGATTATGTTTGGGTTAGTTTAAACGGAAGATGGTTAACACCTACAGCTGATTATATATTATTAGAAAATAAAAAGACAATAAAAATAATTACTACAATATATAAAGACGATGTACTAGATATAATACATTTTTCTAATCCACCAGTTAGTATAAAATATGGTTGGAGACAGTTTAAAGATATCTTAAACAAAAACATATATAAAAGACTTGACAAAGATGGGTTCTACGAACTTGCACAAGACTTAAACTGGTATGACAGAACTATTACACTTGTTGAAAAAGATAATGGCAACTTGCCTACACCAACAACATCAAGACCAGGTATTGTGTTTGTTGGACAAGAGCGTATTGAATACTTGCGTAAAGAAGGCAATGTATTAAAACAATTACGTCGAGGTACAGCAGGTACAAGTATTCCTCAAATACACTTAGGCGGCACAGAGCTAGTTAATCAAAGTTTAGAAACAAGTATGCCATACAAGGATGAGGAACAACAAGTTATTGCGTTTGCTGGTAACTATGTAGATTTGAGAAAGATTTACGATTCAAATACGCTAACAGAAGCATATGAATCAGATCCTTCAATAACATTTGATGGTATTGCTTATAACTTTAACAATAACACTGTATTTCCATTAGGTGGTCAAGTTGCAACAGTAAATGGTACAGGATTTAGACCAACTGTACAAGCACGTATGCAAAACGCAGAAGGTACAGTAATAGACTTAGCAACTACATACGTTAGTGAAACACAGTTTACATTTACAACAGTTGGTATGCCAGTTGGCGCATATGACTTAGTAATCTACAATGCTGTTGAAACTGTTCCAATTCTAAGACCTGCAACAAGTTATGTTGCAACTAAGGCACTTAGATATGTACAAGTGTTATTACCGTTTGCACCAACACCAAATCCAATTAGTGCAACAGTATGGAACGAAACTAATCAAACAGGTTGGTATAAAGCACCATATGAAGACGGCGGAATACCAAACGAGTATTGGGAAGCACAAGACATTGAAATATTTGCCAATGGATTGCGACTAAGAAAAAATCCTTTAAAAATATACGATGTTACTAAAGGACAATTTAGTCCAGCAGGTGATGTTTGGTTAGAAGCACAATATGCTGTAAACAAAAATGTTGGCGCATATGTACGTCTAACTGAGCCGCCAGAGCCTAATACTAAGCTAACTATAGTAAGACGCATTGGTAAAATATGGAACGAAATAACAGACTCAACTACAGGGGCAACAAAACCGCTAGGATCATCAGAAACTGAGGTAGCAACGTTCTTGCGTGGAAAGAGTATTGATCTACCGCGATAAATACATTGACAGGAAATAAAAATGACTGATACATTTAAAGACATACAAGGAACATTCTTAGAAGGGCACATTAAAATTAGTGACCCAACTACTGGTGAGATCCTTATTAATAAGCGAAATGCTATACATTATGAGAACATGAGTATAGCACTTGCAGAAAGTTTGAGTAACGCAGGCAATGGCTGGGTACACGAAATGAACTTCGGAAACGGAGGAACTAGTGTTGATCCAACTGGTATTATTACATACCTTACACCAAACTCAACAGGTACAAATGCAAGTTTGTATAACAAAACATTTACAAAGGTTGTAGATGATAGAAGTGTTAATAATATTGACCCTGCAAGAAACAAGATTGAAACAAGACATATTAGCGGTACAAACTACACTGATATTTTAGTAACCTGTCTACTAGATTACGGTGAGCCAAACGGTCAAGAAGCATTTGATACTTCGACTGGTACAGATAGTCTTTATGTATTTGATGAATTAGGACTTAGGTCATATAGCCCCGATGGAGAAGGAAGACTACTAACACACGTTATTTTCCACCCAATTCAAAAGTCGTTAAACAGATTAATCCAAATAGATTATACTGTAAGGGTACAAAGTTTAACAGGGTTTAACGAGGGGTAATAAATGTCATATACGATTACTTACACAGACCAAGCAAACAACGGAACAATTACTGTTGAAGATGGTACAATTAACCGTACTACATCGCTAGGACTGCCAGGACGTAACACTACAGCATACGGTGCAACTATTGCAGAGAACTTTTTACATTTATTAGAAAACTTTTCTGCAACAACAGCACCAGATAATCCTTCAGAAGGACAAACATGGTATGATAATACAAATGGATCTGAAAGTTTAAAAGTATATAACGGTACTAACTGGGTTCCGGCAAGTGGTATTACAAAATCAATTTCAACACCAGCACTAGCACAAACAGGTGATCTATGGGTTGACACAGATAACCAACAACTATACTTGTTTACAGGTGGTGGTTGGATCTTAGTAGGACCTAGCTTTTCAGAAGGCTTGTCTACAGGAGCAAGAGCAGATCAGATTATTGGACAAGACAATAAACTATATACAGTTCTAAGAATAGAAGTAGCAGGTTCAACAGTTGGTATTGTAAATGGTTCTGATAGTAGCTTTATTCCAAAAACAACTATTGCAGGCTTTGCTCAAATCAATCCTGGCTTTAACTTAATTAATAGAGATACAGACTCAGATGGTCTAAGTAACTTTAAATTCTTTGGTACTGCTGAAAAAGCAGAAAGTCTAATTGTTAATAACGCAGTTATTGCGGCAGCTGATTTCCTTAGAGGCGACACTACAAGTACTACACTATTTCCAGTCAACGTTCAGAACAACCAAGGTATTAACTACGGTATTAACGGTGAGTTAACAGTTGGTGTTGAAGGCAATGCAGGTATTATTCAACATAACGTTGGCGGTTCAAACATTGACTTGCGTGTACGTAATGAGAATACTACAAGAACTGTTATACGTGTTGACTCAAACTTGCGTGTTGGTATTAATACAGAAGCACCAGACGAAGCATTAGACGTAGTAGGAAATATACAGTCAAGCGGTAAAGTTATTGTTAATGACACTACAACTAGTTCTACTATCAATAACGGTGCATTACAAGTACGTGGCGGCGCAGGTATTAGACAGACATTAAACGTTGGCGGCGAAGCTAAATTATTAGACTTGTTAACAACAACAAATGTTGTACCGGACGATAATAACATTAGAGACATTGGTTCTCCTACAGTTAAATTTAAAAATATGTATGCTACAACGTTTACTGGTAACGTAGTAGGTAACGTTAGTGGCACAATTACAGGACGTAGTACAGAGTCAGATAAACTTACTGATAAAACTACATTTATTATGGAAGGCGATGTTGCTACTATTGTTCCTGTAGAATTTGATGGATCCTTCCAAGATCCGTCCTTCAACAACGGCGATGATGCAAATGGTGATCCTTTACCAGCAGGTGAACAACCATTACAGAAAAAATTCCGTACAGAAATATCAAACTCATTTATTGGCGGCAAAGATGCAATAACTGAAGTATTAAATAATGATGAATTATTAGTTAACCAAGTATCTGGTGCGGCACCAGGACTTAAAAGAGTAACTAAGCAAAACTTAATTAAAACTATTCCAACTAATCCACCGGGCGTAATGATGCCATACGGTGGAGATCAAGCACCTGAGGGATGGTTACTGTGTAATGGTCAAGAAGTAGAACGTGAAGACTTCCAAAGCCTATTTGATGCAATTGGTTTTAAATTTGGTGCTGAATCTCAAGTAACATCAGGGTACTTTAAAGTTCCTGACATGAGAGGGCGTTTACCACTTGGTGCTGACAACATTGGCGGAACAAGTGCAAACATTGTAACAGCAGGCGCCGCAGATGTTATTGGTGCGTTATCAGGTACAGAAACAAAACTTGTTGATGTAACTAACTTACCAGAACACAAGCACAGTCTAAAAGATGCTGACAACAACCAATTCTATGCAGTACAAGATAGAATTGATCCAAGTTCAGATTCTAATGCTACAATAGTAGATGCACCAACTGCAACTGGACAAGGGCAACAGTTACAAAACAGTGGTGATATCATTAGTCCAAACAATGCAGATGTAGGGCAACCGTTAGATATTATGCCTCCTACAGTAACTATGAACTATATCATCTATACCGGAAGAGAATAATTAAATGAGCTATAAACTAAACAAAACAAACGGTGAATTACTTGTAGATCTTGTAGATGGTCAAATTGACAATTTATCTACAGACATTACTTTAGTAGGACGCAACTATAAAGGGTTTGGTGAGTTTTTAAATGAAAACTTTATTAAACTTATGGAAAACTTTGCAAAAACAAGTGCTCCAGGCGCACCGCTTGTAGGACAACTTTGGTACGATACAGCTGAACAAAGATTAAAAGTATACACAGGTACTACTTTTAGAAGTGCTAGTGGTGCTGTTATTTCACAGACACAGCCTAATCTTGTAACAGGTGACTTATGGGTTGACAGTTTAGAAAACAAACTATACTTCTTTGACGGTGAAGATATTGTATTAGTTGGTCCAAACTATAGTGCGGCACAAGGTAAAACAGGATTTGAAGCATTTACTATTGTTGATGAAAACGGACAAGACCAAACTGTATTATCTATGTATGTAAATGGTACATTGTCAGGACTTATTTCAAGAACACAGTTTAGACCAAAATTAAACATTACAGGATTTCCAGTAGATCCAGATGATAATAGAACTCCAAAAAGACAATTAATTAAACAAGGTATCAATCCAGTAAGTACAGACTTCTTCTTTAGAGGAACAGCAGAAAGTACAAGTTCACTTATTGATAGTAATACATTAGAACAGTTTACATCAGATAACTTTATGAAAACTGACCGCGACACAGAAACAAGCGGTAGACTAAAAATTAAAGATGCTAATGGATTAACAATTAACATTGGTGATACAGATTATGTAGTTATGAAAGTTGATACTAACTTAATAACAGTAATAGAAACACAGCGTTCAGATAGAGACTTTGCTATAAGAACAAAACGTGGTAACACTGTAGATAATGCATTTTATGTTGATGCATCAGAAAAGCGTGTAGGTATATTTACAGATGTTCCTTCCGTAGCATTTGATGTTGAAGGTGATGGTAGATTTTCAGGAAACTTAGAAGTTGAAGGTAATTTACAAGTTAACGGTGAAACTACTTACTTGAATGTTTCAACTCTAAGAGTTGAAGATAAAAATATAGAACTTGGGCTATTAAACGACAGTACACAAGGTACTGATGCACAAGTAGACGGAGCAGGTATTATTATTGCTTCATCAGAAGGAAGTAAAGACTTTACTTGGGAAGTTGAAACAGGAAACTGGACTTCAAATCAAAGTTTAGATCTTACTGAAGGTAATAGTTTTAAAATTAATAATGTTAATAAACTAAGTGCAAACAGATTAGACGACAGTGTTTTATATGCTGAAGGGCTCGTTAGACTTGGTACTTTACAAACATTAACAGTTGATAATATTACTATTAACGATAGTACTATCAATGCAACACAACCGTTAGCAATTGGAAGTACAGGCGATATTACAATTAACAATCAAAAAATTGTTGGCGTAGCATCACCAATAAGCTCATCTCCTGTAAGTGCAGTTGCTACTAAAGGATATGTAGATACACAATTAGACTTGGAGCCAGTAGTAACAACTATTGACTGTACAGGTTTTTCAAATCCGTCAAGTGATTTTACAATTGACGGTGGTCCTTATAACGATGTTATAGGTGTCCTAAACTTTTTACACCCTGCTTCGGAGAAAGAAACAGGAGCAGTAGCAAGACTTTATGCAGTGTCATATTCAGGAACGGAAGTTACTGGCATTGATGTTGCCGCAGGTGCAAGTAAATCATATATATCAGTATACGTAGATCCTGATGATAGTACAACACCACAACTAGAGTCTGTGTTACAGGATATTAACTTTGCACCTATAACAGGTGACGCAAGCCTAGTGCCTAACAGGGCAACTATGGAATTTATAGTAAACGGGAATAGCTGGCAGTGGGTGCGTACGACACCAATTACTTAAAAGCAGATAAATACAATTAGTCGTAACAGGGGTTCATTAAATGGCATACACAATTGATACATATAGTAATAGTACATCTTGGAAAATTGAAGATGGAACTATTGATCAAACCACCGATTTAAAGCTAGTTGGTAAAAACTATGCTGGATACGGTGAGATACAAAACGAAAACTTTGTTTTCTTACTAGAAAACTTTGCAGGGCAGGCAGAGCCACCTCGCAAAATACAAGGTCAAATTTGGTTTGACACAGGTAATAGTAAATTAAAGTTTTATGACGGAATTAAATGGCGCACAACAGGCGGCGCAGAAGTTAGCACCACAGTTCCAACAGGTCTTAAAGAAGGAGACTTTTGGTGGGATCAAAACAACGAGCAACTTTACACATATAATGGCGGAGACTTTGTACTTATCGGACCCCAAAGTGCAGGATCAGGCCAAACACAAATTGTAAGTCGCTCAGTACGTGATACAGGTGGTACGACAAGAGGAATTATTACAGCAGTTGTAAATGATGAAACAGTATTTGTTACTAGTTCACAGGACTTTACAATTGACACAGGTGATGTTGATAGTAACATTCCAGGATTTGACAGAATACGTCAAGGTATTACATTAAAGAATACTTTAAATAGTTCAGGAGGCGTTTCATCAGGTGACTGGAGAATAGTTGGTACTGCAACAAACGCAGAAAAATTAGGCGGAGCGGCAGCTAGTGAGTATGTAAGAAACCAAACAGCAAACTTTGCAGGACTTGCACGTTTTAGTGACACAGGTTTACAAGTTGGCGATGACGGTGACTTAAAACTTAAAGTTGAATTAGATAATAAAGCAGTTATTGCAAACGAAAACGGACTACAAATTGAATTCCGTGCTAAAAATTCTTTAGGTACAATACTAAACCCAATGAGAATATTTGCAGATGCAGTTACTCCTGGGTTCCAAGTTGGTACAGAATCACAACCAGGTGGTCCAGTAGTTGGCACAGCAACATTAGGTTCGGTAGATTATCCGTGGCCAAACGTTTTTGCAAACAATTTAACTGGATTAGCAAGTGTGTCATCTTCATTGAATGTAGGCGCATATGATCCAGCTAATCCATTAGCAAATGCAAAATATCCTTCGACAGCAGATAGTGCAAACACTATTGCAGTAAGAGATGCACAAGGTGACATTTATGCAAATAAATTCCAAGGCGTTGCAACAGAAGCTCAATACGCTGACTTAGCAGAAAAGTATACTACTGATAAAGAATATCCAGTAGGTACAGCAATGTGTGTAGGCGGAGATGCTGAAACAACAGCGGCTAAGACAAGTAGTATTAGTATTGGTGTTATATCAGAAGCTCCTGCATACTTAATGAACAAAGATTTAGAAGGACAAGCAATTGGTCTTAAAGGTCGTGTTCCAGTAAGAGTAAAAGGTCCAGTGAAAAAAGGTGAAGCAGTGTATGCTTGGGAAGATGGAGTTTGTTCTACAATAGCAACTACGTCAATTGTAGGTGTTGCACTAGTTACTAATGACGCTGACGAAGAGAAATTAGTTGAGTGCGTTTTAAAGGTATAAATAAAACTAGCACTTTATAGGAAGTAGAATATATGTCTGTAAACAATCAAACCCTAATAACCGCCGCGAATTATAATTCGTTGCAATCGAGAGTTGCAAACTTACTTGGTAGTGGTTTTGGCGGCAACGGTTATGGGCAAACACTTGTTAGTGCTCCTGTTGCTGTTGGTGAAGTAGTAACAGCGGAGCATATGAATCTTCTAAGAGAAGATATTAATAGAGCGCATGTACACCAAACTGGTAGTTTGTCGTCATTGTTAGCAATTGACGTTGAATCATTAATTGGTGCTAATGCAGTAGATGGTGATGCTGAAAAAGGCTTTAACTCGTATAGTGCAGTTGTAACAATACTTGAAGGTAATTCAGGCGCAGTTGATGGAACGCAAGTTACATTAGAAACAGCAACAACAAGCACAAGATTTGCAGGCTGGGCAGGACAACTAGTCCATATGTTTACAGTAAATTTTGCAGATTCAAATGAAAGACGTGCATTTTTTAATGCTGGCGGAGAGATACATATGTCTGCTGAAATAGTAGGCGACAATACTCCAAAAGGACAAGACTGGAATAGTATCTTAACTAATATGGGTACTGTTAAATTTGCAAAAGAAACTACATCAAAGACAGGCGCCGCTGGTACTGTACAAGCAATTGGTAACTTTGATCTTTCATCAAGTTTCCAAGAAATATTTCAAAGACGCGGCCAAGCAGATTACTATGCAGAAAATAGATATTTTATCTATGCAAAGGAAACATCATTAGATTCGATACAATTTAGAATTGAATTCTTAGACAACGACCAAGGTGACCCTAATGACGATGAAGTTGTTAGAGGAACATTAACAAGTGTTGTTAAACAACTTAGACCCACAGGAAGTTATGTAACTGTAAACTCACCAAGTTATTCTACGCAATCAAGTCTTGACGAAGGAGATTAATTTATGGCATCAGTTGGCGGAGTTGTAACCGGTACCGATTATACCACATTAGTAAATGGTGTAACCACAACACTTGGACTAGGTTCTGGTGCGGATGGCTACGGTCAAATAGTTACTAGCAAAGAAACATACTCATCAAGAGGCTCAACCAATGTTATTGATAATGCTGAATGGAATCTACTAAGAACTGATATTAACAAATGTTACCAACATCAATCCAATGGTGATATAATTGGTAATGAAATGACTGAAGGTCATATTATCGGCGCAGATGCTTCAGGGCCTAGTGTTACTAGAATTACAGGTGATACATTTTCAATTGATACACCATCCAATGGTAATGGTATTAACGATTGGGTTAGTGGTATAACATCTATACAAAACGGCAAAAATAGCGTACATTCTTCGCACTATACAGTTACAGGTACTAGAGCGTTAGTTAACTCACAAAGAACTTTGGGTTGGGGTACATCTAGCAATCCTTCAGTATACTGTGATCTTGCTGTTTCATTCCAAGGCGGATACGAATGTACTAATAGTGCAGGGACTCGTGTAACTGCTAGTGGTGCAGATCATGCTAGACATTTTTTTAATGCAGGTGGCGAAATACATTTATCACAATTTTTAACTGGTTCTACAGCTAAAGATACTGACTGGGGTACAATGTTAGGCAACGCCGGCATAACTAAATTAACAAGAAACAATACTACAGGAACAGGTACAGCACTATATCGAGACGGATCAACTGACATAGACGGTGGTGGTGTAGATAGTGCATTAGGATTTTACCAATTAACTACTGGGTTCTCATTAATCATGCGTAAGAATGGTAGTCAAGCAGAATATGCAGAAAACTACATAGAAATTTATGCAAAACGTAATGTAAATTATGATGAACTACAATTTAGATTCTTCTTTAATGATGTTGACTCAGGCGATCAAACTGGTACAGGACCAGGAGTAGACGAAATGGTATTCGCAGGCGGCGGATCAATGGGTGCAGGTATTGACTTATTACGTCCTTCGGGCTCATATGTAAGCGTAATAGAACCAGATAGTAGCGTTGTAACCGAACTAGGAATCACATAACACTTGACAAACTGTTAATTCGAGTATATACTATAACAATATACTTGGAGATTTCGTATGGATGAAAGACTAGATAAGGCCCTTGAGTTCTCAAACTACATGGTTACGTTGAATAATCAACGTAGGATTGTAAGAGAACAATTTTTAGAAAACTGTGTTCATTATTTAAATGGTGGAAAGTTTTCTGTTAACAGAGATTTAATTACATTTTGTCAAACACTTGTAACTAGAGAACAAGCTAGTGCAGTGCTTATTGATGATAATGACACACCAATTGAAGTAGATGATATTGATAAGTTTTTAGATGATATCCTTGATATCTATTTTACTACTACATATGAATACTTTGATAAGTTTAACGAAATTAAAAAGAACCGCACAGTAGAAGGGTTAGTTAATTTATGAGCAAAGGCGTATTGCTTTTTGCACAAAATAATAACACAGTTGACTACGTTAAACAAGCAATATATTGTGCAAGAAAAATAAAGAAACATTTAGGCATTGGTGTAGCTATTGCTACAGACAACGCTGACTATCTAAAAAGTCAATACCCTTATTACGAAAAATATGTAGATCATGTTATTACGCTTGAATGGGCAGAATGTAATCAAAAAAGAACGTTCCGTGATGGAACAATGAGCAAGCGTGATCTTGAATGGCGTAACTTTGATAGAAGTCTAAGTTATGATATAACTCCATTTGATGAAACAATAGTAATGGATACAGATTTTATTATAGGTAATAATTTACTTAACCATGCGTTTCAAAGTAATGAAGACTTTCTAATATGGCGTTACATAACTGACGTTAATATGGACAGACCAGACGAACATAGGTTTAATAAAATTAGTGACAGAAGTGTTGATATGTTTTGGGCTACAGTCTTTTACTTTAAAAAGACAAAGCCTATGGAAGACTTTTTTGAACTAATAAAACACATTAAAGAAAACTGGCACTTCTATAGATTAACATATCAAATTCCAAGTAAAATTTATAGGAATGACTTTGCATTTAGTATTGCTATACACATATTCAATGCACATCAAAGAACAGTGTGGCCAAAGCAGTTGCCAGGCAGATTATGGTTTACTAGTGATGCAGATATTTTAATGAAGATGGATGATGAAGAATACACTTTTTTATTAGACAAACGACATTGGAAAGGCCACTATCACGTAGGCTCAATTAAAAATTGTAATATTCATATTATGAACAAGTTTAGTTTAGACAGAGCAATTAGCGAGGCATTATCAGATGAATAGAGGATTCTGCTTACTAGCACAAAACAATGAAAAGACTAATTATGTAAGACAAGCATATGCACTTGCTAAAAGTTTACACAGATATAACAACGATCAAAAAATTAGTTTAATAACTAATGATGATATTCCAGAAGAATGGAAAGAAGCCTTTGATCAAATCATTCCTATTCCTTGGGACGACAACGCTGAAGAAAGCGATTGGAAAATACAAAATCGTTGGAAAGTATATCATGCTAGTCCGTATGATGAAACTATTGTATTAGAAGCTGACATGCTAATATTAACTGATATTACTCATTGGTGGGAAGAACTTGCAAAACGTGAACTATTTTTTGTTAGTAATGTTAGAACATATAGAGATGAAATTGTAACTAGTAGGTTCTATAGAAAAACATTTGATGCAAATGAATTGCCTAACTTGTATAGTGCATTACACTACTTTAAAAAAGGTGATACTGCAAAAGAGTTTTACAACTTATTAGAAATTATTGTAAATAATTGGCAGTTGTTTTACGGCAAGTATGCAAAAGAAGAATATCAAAAATGGTGCAGTATTGATTTGTGTGCGGCAATAGCAAGTAAAATATTAGATAACGAAAAAGAAATTACAGATCCAAATAGTTATGTTACTTTTACACACATGAAACCAAGGGCACAAGGATGGTATAATATTCCAGGTAAGTGGACAAGAGCAATAGGCAAGTATTATAGAGATGATGGTACATTGTTATTAGGTAATCACTTACAAACACGAGTATTACATTATGTTGAAGACGAATTTCTAACAGACGAATTGCTGGAGAACTTATAATGGAGCAAACTTTTTATTTAAATTTTAAAGAGGATACTGGTTATATATGGAAAGCTACTAACGAAGTTGATGATTCAACACCGTACATAGAAGTTGATGCAGAAACATGCTCTCAGTTTACAACTGGAGCAAAAGATATGAATGATTATATCGTTATTCCTTCGTTGACTGATAAAAAGTTTGAAATTAAATTTAAACACAGAGACCTAACAGAATTTGACGTAGATAAGAGTATACATAGAATAGAAATAAGTGATACGGACGATCACGAAAACGCATTTATGATTATACAAGAAAACGGACAGTGGATAGTCAAACTTTCTAAGCACATGCAAGAAACACTTACGTCTACATCATATTACAAGGATAAGACTCAATTAATATATGTAACAAAGAAAAATGATCCCAATATTTTACTAGACACAATGACAATAAAGTTGTATAATGTATTATATAACGATGAATATAAACTAGAGGATCAAGATAGTTCTGTTGCTAACAGAAGTGATATTAGTTTATTTTGTGGTAAAGTATTTGAAGAATATAAACATGTGGTGAGAGTATGAGTATAAAAGTTGTAGATCAAGATATTATCTTTTTGTCTTATGATGAACCTAACGCAGAAAAGAACTATGCAGACTTGTGTCAAAAGATTCCGTGGGCAAAGCGTGTACACGGAGTAGAAGGTTCAGATGCCGCACACAAAGCATGTGCAGATCTCAGTGAAACAGAATACTTTGTTACTGTTGACGCAGATAATATTGTTGACCCAGAGTTTTTAAATCAAGTAGTTGACTACGAAGCATTAGGACTATCAGCAGAGCATGTGTTTAGTTGGTGCGGTAAGTTGCATGTTAACGGACTGATGTACGGCAACGGCGGATTAAAAATGTGGACACGTAAGTTTGTACACAATATGAAAACGCATGAACACTCAGAAGAAGGCGATGAACGTGGCAAAGTAGAATTTTGCTTTGATGACAAGTACTATCAATTTAATGATAATTTTAGTGTATCATATACTAATGCAACACCTTGGCAGGCATGGCGAGCTGGCTTTAGAGAAGGTGTCAAGATGAGCTTAGATCAAGGTGCTAAAGTAGATGACTTGCGTAAAGTATGGTGGCAGAATTATCAACGGTTGCTTATTTGGAGTCAAGTAGGCGCTGATGTTAAAAATGGTATATGGAGTATACTAGGCGCACGACAAGGTTGTTATCTAACAAACTGTACATCATGGGACTATGCTAACGTGCGT